GAAATCGTAAACTATGTTGTATTTTAATATCATCAGATAAAAAACCTTTTTTATCCAAATAGATACCACCCTTAGGTAACGCAGCATCGACTTCCCAATTACCAGATGAAGGTATAAGTGTTTTATCGTAAGGATAACTTACTTCAACATCATCATTAAAAAGAATTCTAAAGAAAATTTCAATTGAGTCTGATGTACCACGCAATTTATAAAAATCAATAAACTGCTTATACAATGTTCTTTTATTAACTAATATATTTCTTGGTACAATAGGAGCAATTTCTTTCTGCATTAACTCCAAGAAGTTTTGATCGTTCTCATCAATATCTAAATGTCTTTCAATTTCATTTAAAACATATGATGGACCAGGACCTACCCAATATGTAATAGGTGTTGTAAGTTTAGCACTCTTTGTATTATGTGCTGAAAGTCCAGATACAGTTAATGTCTTACCAATATCCGATGTACTATCTGCTAAACTACCAGGCAATTCATTACCATTAGAAATTGATATATTAGTTGCAGATAAAGGTATTGTTGTCGATATATTATCTGCATCAGTTACAACTAATGTAGAACTACCACCAGTTTCATCAGTAAAAAAATGATCGTTACTATTTTCAGGATCTGATACTCTAAAAGTTGCTTTATTATCTAATACAATATCTGTAAATGTTTCAGTTTCAAGATACTGAAACTCATCTTGGTTCATGTATTGATAATATTTTTCTAAAAATAATTTAAGTTGTTCTTTATCATCAAAGATTTCACTCGGTATCAAAGAGTCAAGACGAATATCTTCCTTTGTTTGGCTTAAAGTACTTTTATCTTCTTTTATAAAGCCATGATAAAAACTCTTTTGATGAGACATTACTTGATTCTCGCAGTCGTATTATAGTTAATTGCACCAGAAGATCCAGCCACAGAAATTGTATCAATTTCCGGAGTAACATTAACTCTTTGAGAGTCAATTGAGAGTAACTGATTTCTACTTGGTGCTAAGTCTAATGAATTAGGTACAACAGTTAATCTAATATCTGTATCTGTATTTACAGCAAATGAATGTAATGTTAACTTACCATTACTCACATCCATTTCACCTACATCATTTAATACCGTAATATTACTACCCGCAACAATTTTATATACAATTAATCTTCTTTTTTCAGATTCTCCAGTAATTGGTATATCACCAATGTAATGATCTTCAGTAGCGTTTGTATTGAGTTTAAATGCTGTACTTGTTAATACAAACGCAGTGGATTGACCTGATTGATAAAATGGTTCAACATAGTTTAATGTAAAATTATTTTGATTCACATCTGTTTTTGCATTAATTGTTTGAAACATTCTTGGTCGTACAGTACTATTCTGAATAGATGGGTCGGCTGAATCAATTGTTCTTGTAAGTTGCGAGTGTCTAAATACACCATCAAACTTATTAAGGTTATTAAAGTTATAATCTGATATAGTATCTCTAATCACAGAAGTGATCTCTGCTGGACCTCTGTCTGTAAGGTTAGGATTATACTTAACGAATACATCTAATTCTAAATTAGTAAAACTCGGATCTACAATTTCTGGAGTAATTGATACTACATTCTTACCACGTAAAATAGATGCTTTAATTGTATTCTTTTCTGCTTCAGTTAATTTATCAGCGGTAATTGGTTTAACAGAAATATATGCCTTACCATAATCAGGTGGGTCATTATCTTCACCACCCCATGTTGAAATAGAATCAATATTACTAAAACTATTTTTAATAATTGTTGCATAGTCGTCTGAAGTTACAGCACGATTTTGAGATGCAAATGATAATGGAGCGTTAAATCTAATTGATTCGGTTGTTTCTTTTTCATCACCACCTTGTGAATTAGTATTAGTAGTTACTGTAATATTGCTATAACCATTAATACTATCATTCATTGTAAATACACTAGCACCATTAGACTCTGCGCCTTCAGTGATAACGTAATCTAAAGTTACAATGTTATTATTAGAAGGTTTTAAACCTGTAATGCCATCACCAAAATATACTTCATAATATTCAGATGAATTTTCTTGTAAGTAAAAAACCTTTGTTGTTGATGTAACATCTTTTAATGATTCGAACTGTGTGTAAATATCAAATGATGTAGACTCTTCATTTTCTTGTACTCTTACTCTGAGTGTAGAAGTATCGGCATTAAAATCTGATAATTGAAATTTCTGATTCTCAATATCATTATCAACTCTAAATTTTAATTCTCTTAATTCCCCTTCAACAAGAGTTACATTACTAAATACATATTGGTTATTAGATAATTCAGCTGATTGTGTATTTAATACAAGGTAGTTATATTCTTCACCATCGACATTCGACTTTAATTTTGTACCACGTTGTAAATTAATTGTAGCAGGTTTAGTACCTACAACATCAGATACATCCACAGTAAGAGTTACTGTAGCTCTTGGACAAAGAATAGATCTTGGTATATAACCAAGTAACTTTGCTCTTGTAACAACATTACCTCTAATTTGAGCTGAATCTAAAAAAGCTTCATTCAAGGAATAATGAGCATTCATTGCGTTATAATGTGTATTATAAGCTAACACATCAAGTAATACACTTAGACCAGAGCCATCAAAATCATAATCATTAAACTCACTTTGTTGTTTTAAAAAGTTTTTTAGATTCTTTTTAATTTGATCGAAGTCTAATTCTGTTACATTTAAATTTGTCGCCATTTTATCTTAACCTTCTTAATACGATTTCAACAGACTGTTCGGTTTCTATTTCTTTTAATAAAAACTTTACTAATATGTTATATGCATTTTCGTCTGAATTATCTTTTACTTCGACACTTAATACTTCAACTCTTGGTTCGTGTCGAGTAATTACATTTTTAATGTTTTCTTTTATTGCAATTCTTGTAATTGCATCAGCAGGTTCGAATAATAAACCTCTGAGATTTGCTCCTAGGCCAGGCTGAAACGGCCTTTCAAAAGCATTTGTTTGTAATAACGTTTTAATTGCGTTCTTTACTGCGGCATCATCCTTCAAAGGTATAATATCCTTACGAATTGGATGAATTTTTAGAGATAAATCTAAATCGCGATGTTGTTTTCTACGAGAAACAATCTTCGCTCTTTGAAGATCTCCTGATATTCTTTTATCGCCTGATAGTAAAGTTGCCATATAACTATTTATACCTCATGTTCAGTTCTTTATGCATCTGGTACGCTACTATCAGTGGTAGATGGAGTAGGTGATGAAGCACCTCCTGTTCCTGGAGCATACTTATGTTTATGTGTAGCCAATGTTGGAGCATTACCAGCATCAGTTGATACATCACCAGTTGAATGAGTAGTTCCATTCACTAATAAATTACCATGAATTGTTGTATTACCTGTTATATCAACAGTTGTATTTGATGCGTTAACAAATACTGTTCCATCTGCTGCAATATTAATTGTTGTACCAGTTTTATGTTGTATATTAATTCTTTCAGAGCCAGATGTATTATCAAATTCTATTTTATGTCCAGCTTCTGTTTTATGTACCTTATTTGTAGGTGGATTAAGTTGAGCCTCTGTAGGTATATCAATTACACCATCTGTTTGTGAAGCAATAGATCCCATAACGATTGGATCTTGAGCGCTTGGTCCATCTCTAAAAAAACCAACAACCCATGAATTAACTATTAACTCATGATTAGAACCAATACCTTTTACAGATGCCGATGTTGTTGGCATCATTACTGTAGCCCAAGGAAGATCAGCAGTGGCTAATTTATTTTTTTCATTATTATGATAACCATAAGCTCTTACACGAACTCTATTCATTAAATCAGGATCGTTAACATCTTCAACGACGCCTATAAACCATGTAAACTTTCCGTCTACAAATCCATCATCTCTACGCATTTAAATCAACTCCAAGAGAATCTCTTTTTATTGTTACTCTCTGTTTAAATTCTTCGTCAAATACATGTGTAATACGTGTAATCATATATTTGCCTGATAAATATTTATCTCTTAAATTATCAGTGTCTAAATGCTTAGGATCAGTAGCCTTAATAAATTTTAGTTCAATTAATTGTCCTACACATAACTCAAAGTCTCCAGAAAGTAAAATATTTAATGATTGAAAATCAATAGTTCTTAAATGAGACTCATATTTATTTAATGATATGTCAGTTGGTGCATGATAATTATCAACATCATTAAAGGCTTTTGAATTTAATGAAATATAATAATTTGTAGATTCATCTAATGTATCATATGTTTTATTAAATATTTTATCTTCAGAAAAAGGTTTATTTTTATTAATTTTTTTACCTTTGTAATTAAATGTCTGTTTCTTAAAAGTCTTTGTGGCAATATCTAATGTGTTTAATGTACTTGAATACGCACCCTTTGCTAATGGATATAATTGACCCATATTTAAATCGCCATCGATTGTAATGATTCTTCTTCGTACTTCATCATAATATTCTTTTGTACCAATTGAATTTTTAAATCCTGGTCTAAACTCATAAAAATCATATGGATCTAAGGCAATTAAAGTATTATATGATATAAATTTTACTTCTTGATCTTTTGCTGTCTCATAAAAATAGTAAGGCATACCATTATCATATGCGCTTCTCATTAACCATCTAATTGCTTCTAATGGTTTTATTGATGGGTATATACCTTTTATAATACCTTTACTAGATGTCTCAACACTCTTATTTTTTATTTCAAGATCTCTTGTAATACGATGTACTAAGTCACCAATTGTACCTCTAAAAGAGGTTGATAATATTTTTGCTTGGTCATTATATACGTGTTGTGATACACATCTAAATCTATAAAATTGTTTTGTAGGTTCTAGTCTTGTATAACCAAATACTTCTGCGATTTTAAATGTAAGTTTAAATGCTTGTGGATCTTGTAAATTAGAGTTTGGTGAACGACTTACGTGTATAAAAATTTTTTCATTACCACATAATTTATGTTCTTCTAAAAAATTAGTTGCATCTACTACAACTAATACTGCGCTTAAAAAAGGACTATCAATTGACTCTTGTATTTCAAACTTATTAATTAGGTTTGATATATCTAAAGTTAATCCTGCACTAGTGGTTATTTCTATTGCGCGAATAGAATAACTTGATGGTGTAAGTGAGTCATTACTACCAGGTAATGCTCTTGATGTACCTTTATTAGACATTTAATAATTCTTCGTATTGATCGACAAATTGATTGATATATTCTGGTAAAACATATCTTATTCTTGATTGTTCTTCATTTACTTCATTTACATGTTCACGATTAGTAACATATTTTAAATCAGATTCTGCAATGCCACCTTGTACAAAGATTGCATTTGTTACTGGTTTTTTATCAGGATCATCTTGCTTATAATAGTAATATGGAGCGTCCGCATATTTAAATACACGATATGTATCTACAAACTCTTCAGCCTGATCTCCAAATTCAATTTGTTTTACTGTCTCAGTAGCAAAGTTAATACTTTGAGGATCACCAATAAATGCTCCACCAATTACACTTGGATCTGGATCGCCAGTAATACCATTAACACCAGACGTACCCAGCGTTACATCCTGTACGATTAATTGATTCATATCGATATTCTTTGCTGTAAGTCTTCCCTTTGCTCCACTCTTAGTACCATATATTGTTTGCCCTACATCAAATTTACCAGCGATACTATTTCTAAACTCTGTAATAATTTGATCAGTATTACGTACAATACTTGGCCTTGTGGTAATTACATATCCATTATATTCTTTTTGTATATACTCAAATAAATCTTCTTGACTCATTGGCCATGCACGATAACCATCATGCAAAAATTTATTAACGACAAAAAAGGTCCAATAAAATTCTGGTGTACCATATAATCTTTGTGATACAATATCAGGACGCTCTCCATTTTTAATTTCATAAAATCTATATACCGATGGATTATCTAAAAACTCTTCAACTGGTCTTACATTTCTAAATATATCAACCATATTCTGAGATATGCCAGTACCTAAAAAGTCATATGATCTTGTTGGAAATAGTTTAAAAAAGTTACTCATTAACCATTACCTCCTTCTCCAGTAGTGCTTGTAGTACCGGCCATAGTTTGAGGTCTTGCAGTATTATAATCAAAACCTTTTTTATCTTTATAAATGTCTTGTCTTGAAAGCATTCTACCTTCGCTAAATTGTAAATTCATTTGAACTGATGTAGGAGCACCAAAACCGCCATCAGCTTTAAAGAAA